AGCTGCGTAGAACAGCCCCTGCGGGTTCTCTTCGGCCTCGACCATGACACCGTCGCCGAACTTCCAGTCCAGCACGATGACGCGGTCGCCAAGGCGGCCAATCAGGTCGACGTTGCCGAAGACGCCCTCAAGGCCCTTGACGCCGTCGAACGACACCTCGACCTCTTGGTTGAAGACCATCTCCTGCTTCGGGTCGATCTCGTCGAGAGCGCCAAGGCAGTACTGGAGTTTGTCGGCTTGCTCTTCGGTGAGCTTGTTCTTGGCGATGACGTCGCCCATCTCACCATCGGCCAGAAGGTCTTCCATGCAGGCGTGCAGCATGGTGCCCTCGGCGGCGTACTTGCTCTCCACTTGGGGAGGCATTCTCTGAACCAGCGCCACACTGCCGGGGCAGTTAATGACGCGCTTGGCGGTGGAACCGCCGACGATCTTGCTGTGTTGCATCATTCACCCCCAATTTTGAGCAGGCATTCAACGCGGATGTTCTGCGACTTAAACACTTGGGCAAGAGCGCCAAGTGCCTGTGCGTTGGCAACCAGCCCGTCAGCCACAGTCTGTATGGCCTCGACTGATTTTGCGTCCCAATGCACGCCGTAGAACTGGCTGTTGGTGACGGTGGTGCCGCTGGGCGCGGCGGGTTTTTTGGATTTCACTTTACGCTCCTGTAGTTGATTGAGCCTTAATCCTACCACAAAACAAAAAAGGGTTGTCAAGAAGTTTTTGACGGTGTTATGATGCACCGCATGGAAAAACAAATCGAGGCTCATCTGGTGAGCCAAGTCAAGAAGCTGGGCGGCGTGGCGTACAAGTTCACCAGCCCTGCGCACCGGGGCGTCGCCGACCGCGTCGTCTGCCTGCCCGACGGCAGCACATGGTTCGTCGAGCTGAAGGCGCCCGGCGGCCGGCTGTCGCCGTTGCAGAAGCATTTTGCGTCTGAGATGGCACGCATGTGCCAGAGCTACGCCTGTTTATGGTCTAAGGAGCATGTCGATGAGTGGATCAAAGAGCGTGAGTACGGCTTTGCCGGCTAAGTACTTTGCCGTCGGCCCGTATCGTGCTGAGCAGGTCGGCCCGACATGGTGGGGCGTGATGAACAAGACCGGCGTCAACGTGCTGACGTTTGCCGACAAGCCCGGCGCTGTGGTGACCGATGAGGCGCACGCCAAGGCCATCGCTGACGAATGGAACAGCCGCACCGAGCCGTTCGTGTACGCGCCTGACCCGTATGTGCCGCCCGTAACCACGCGCATGACCGACGAAGAGATGACCGCATACGTCAGCAGTCGCCGGTACAACTGGGAGACAAAGAAGTGGAGCTGAGGCCCTACCAAGATCAGGGCGCCGACTTCCTGTTCGAACACGACCGGGCGATGGTGCTGGCGCCGGTGGGCGCGGGCAAGACCGCGCTCACGTTGACGGCCATGCGCGACATGGTGCGCGAGGGCGTGGTCAAGCGTTGGCTGGTCGTGGCCCCCAAGCGCGTCTGCACAGACGTCTGGCCGGTCGAGCTGCCGAAGTGGGCGCCCGAGCTGACGATGTCCGTGTGCATCGGCACGCCGCGCCAGCGTCTGGTGGCCTACGCGGCCGACACGCACGTCATGGTCATCAACTACGACAACCTGCAATGGCTGTCCGAGCTGAACCTTGGCATCTTCGACGGCGTGGTGTTCGACGAGCTGACCAAGCTCAAGAACGCCTCGGGCAAGCGCTTCAAGGCGCTGTTCAAGGTCATGGACGCGATCAAAATACGTTGGGGCCTGACGGGATCGTTCACCAGCAACGGTTTGGAGGACGTCTTCGGCCAGTGCAAGATCATTGATCAGAAGCTGCTGGGCCGCAGCAAGGGTGCTTTCCTGCAACAGTACTTCTACCTCGTCAACAAAGACTACAACGAGTGGGCCCCACGCCCCGGCGCGCTGGAGCAGGTCATGGCCCGCATCAAGCCGGCGACGTTCGTGCTGGAGCCGGGCGAGTACAAGGACAAGCTGCCGCCGCTGCACACGGTCGAACTGCGCGTCGAGCTGGAAGATCGCCAGCCCTACGAGACGATGAAGAAGGACTTCATCGTGCAGTTCCCTGACACCGCTGCCGTGGCCCAGAACGCGGCCGTGGTCACGCAGAAGCTGCAGCAGATGTCGTCTGGGTTCGTCTACACGCCCGAGCCGCGCTGGTTCAGCCCGCACAAGTTTGACGCCCTTGATGACCTACTGGAAGAAAACCAACATGCAAACACCCTCCTTGTCTACAACTACCAAGAAGAACTCGCCGAACTCAAGCGACGATACAAGCACCTCACCACGCTGGACGATGCTGGTGCCATTGAACGATGGAACGCCGGCTTGGTTCCACTTTTGGCAGTGCACCCAAAATCCGCAGGTCATGGCCTTAACTTGCAGCATGGAGGCCGACACATGGTCTTTCTGTCCTTGCCGTGGAGTCTTGAGCTTTACGAACAAACCGTTGGGCGACTGCACCGCTCCGGCCAGCGACATGACGTCTGGTGCTACGTCCTGATGACCAACAAGACCGTGGACGAAAAGATTTGGGCTGCGCTGCACGACAAGCGCGCCATCAGTGACGTAGCAATGGAGGAACTGAAATGAGCATCGAAGCAATGAAACAGGCGTTGGAGGCGCTGGAAAAAGCCCAGCCATATCTGAACGAAGCATTACAAAGCGTTGGCGGCATGGCCGAATACAGGGTCGATTTTGAGTGCGGTTGCGCCATCACCGCCCTCCGCACCGCCATCGAGGCGGCTGAGGAACAGGAAGCATGGAAAACCAGCGACACAGCGTATCGGCCCGAAGGACTGCCGCAAGACTTTACCAAGCATGAAGTTGAGAATGAAGGTGACTGGTCAGAGTGGGTGTGCCCTGACCCAACGCAATACTTCATGAAGTGCTGCGACTGTGGACTGGTGCATGAGATGCAGTTCAATGTCGTCAAGTATTCAGAAGGCGATAAGTGTGAGGACTTTGACGACCCATACGTGCAGGCTGTTTTCAGAGCAAGGCGACATCAGGTTGCTGAGAAGCAAGAAGATAGCCTCGACCAAACAAACTGGGACAACATCCCGCAAGCATTCAACGACTGGTGGAATGCCGATTACGACGACAGCACCAACCCGTTCAGGCTAAACAGCCCGGCTTATTGGGCTTGGTCTGGCTGGTCTGCGGCAAACAAGGAGAAGCAGGAGCCGGTGGCGTGGGGCTGCAACCGCTACATCGAAGACGACAACGGATTTCAGATTGGAACGGATGATCCTGAACTTGCATGGGGTAAATATGCTCCGGACGATAACGGCTGGTGGCCCCTCTACACCACCCCACCCGCAGCACAGCGGCAATGGGTTGGGCTGACGGATGAGGACTTTGAAAACGCTTTTCAAGAGACATACATCATGGGGGATAGCGATCTTCAAGACTTTGCCAAAGTCATCGAAGCCAAGCTCAAGGAGAAGAACACATGATCAAAGACGAAGAGCTGATCGAGATGATCCGCGACGCAGCCACTGAGCAGCTGCCGATCGCGGTGATGACGGTCAAAGAGATGCGCCAGTTCGCGCAGAAGGTGGCGATGGAATGCGCGCTTATCTCAGCGATCCCCGGCATGACGCCCCGTGACATCACCCGCGTAATCAAGGAACGATATGGACTCGACAAAAATTAAGCTGCTCAAGGCCAAGCTCAAGGCGTCCAAGGCCGAAGAGCGTCAATGGGCCAAGGCGTACAACCGCGCCGACCGCGCCATGCTGCGCGTGGGCCGGCAGATCAATGAACTGGAGAAGAAGATTGCAAACGAACTGGCGAAAGCTGAACAAAGAGCTGGCGCTGCTCAGTGAAAACGAGGTGCTGGAGCTGCTCAACGCCGAGCGCGTTGGCCGCCGGCGCCTGTCGATTCTTGAGCGCCTGCATCAGCGCTACACCAGCCTGCGCGCCGCCCGGGAGCGCATGGAGATTTTGAAAGAAGCCCGGGCGCTATAAGGAGAAGATCATGCGGGAACTGATGGATGCGATGCGCGCTTACTTCCGACTGCCCAGCGCGGAGACGCTGGCGCTCAAGGAGCTGGAGGAGGCCAAACGCAAGCTGCTGGAGGCCCAGTCAGCGCGCGAATTTTCTGAGTCCATGTGCAAGTATCACGAAGCGCGTATAAAGCGCCTGACGGCCTACTTGCACAGCGTGACGGAGATCAAATGAAATGCCCAGTATGCGGAACATGGACAGTGGTGAAGGAGACGCGGGGCGAGCGCCGGCGCCGAGAGTGTGCGAACCTGCACAAGTTCACTACCCAAGAAAGCGTCGTGAAAATTGGCCCTTCCGCGTCTACGAAGAAAACGGACGCATGTACCAAAACACCGTCCCGCGTAGAAAAACCGACCCCCTCGCCGACGCCGAGCCCGCGCCGTGGTGACCTGCTGCAACCACAACTGCCGGCAGGGGCGTGACTGCCCCCTCAGGCTACTTTGCCTTGCGGCTGTAGAACAGCGTGCGGTCGCCGAACAGGTAAAAGCCGACGGCGGCCGCGAAGTTGTCGACGGTGTCGCTCGACTGGCCCTGAAGTTTCAGCGCCGCCCAAGTGCCCAGCACAACGGCCGCAACAGCCGGGCGCATGAGGCGCACAGCGGCCTCGACCCACGGGTATGAGGGGTTGGCCCCACCGGCCTCGTTCATGGCCTTGAACATGTCCAGATCGAACTGGCGCATCTTGACGTACTCGTCCACGTTGACGGGCTTGTAGCCGTCGGTCTGGATGAAGCGTCCGATGAGGGATTTCCCTAAGTCAACGGCCAGTGGCCCCAGCGCAGCGAGTATGGTCAACGGATCCATATGGCCTCCTATGCCAGTTCAAAGTGCGGCCCGTCGATGAAAGGCCGCTGGCCCATCTTACGCCGGGTATCGATGTAGTACATCATCGCCGACTCCATCGTGCCCTTCCAATGACGAACGTCAGGCACGTTCCACGCCGCGCCCCAGCGCAGACCTACGTTGGCCTCCAACGCGGCCAGACGCATGGCGTCGGCAATGTCGTCGTAGAGGTTCAGCTCCCATGAGATGCGGTTGCCGATGTAGGCCACCATGTCAACGGCCCGGCCGGCTACATGCGTGCCGCCTTCCTTGATCTGGCTGGCGCCCTTGGCGAACAGCTCGCGCTGCCGCTCGGGCGTGCGCAGCCCCTCAGTGACGGCGAAGTCAACCTTGGTCAGCTCGATCGCGCGCTTGACGACGCGAACCAGACTAGGGTTTACCCCATCCAGCTTTGCCAGCGAGCGAGCGCTGAGCTTGAACACGATCAGTGCTTACCGAAGAAGAACCCGACAACGCCGGTCAGAGCCGACCACAGGCCGATGCCGATCCACAGCGCGCCTTTGGAGCGGCTTGCCATGTCCAGCAGCAGCTCCATCTGGCGCTCCATCTTGTCCATCTTCTTGTCCATGTCCTGCACCTTCTGCCACAGGACACCGTATTTCACGGGGTCAATTTCCGCGTTCCCTTCCAAAGCCATGTTCACCTCGCCAGAGCATTTGCAGGCGCAGCAGGCGCTGGCGCCAAGTTGTTGATTTGGGGTGTCTCAGGGTTCTCGATTGCCCCGCCAACGCCCATCGCCGCTTTTGGCGTCGCGGCGCGCACTGACGCCCACGTCTGCGGGTCGTTGATGGCTTTGAGCACCTTGATCCGTTCGTCGCCGGGCAACATGCCCAGCAGCTCGTCAAACGACTTGGCCGACATCGACGCCTCGGCCATCGTCTTGATGGTCTTCTCGCCGACGCGGGTGCCCAGCGTGTCCAGCACCTTGTTGGCCGTCGTCGCCAGCACGTTGAAGATGTTGGGCAGACGGTAGTTGGGCAGCTCTTCCTTGAGCAGCTCGGTGGCGCGCTGCTGGCCGGCGCTGATCTGCTGGCCGATGGCGGCCTCAGTCTCCAGCTGCTTGGCAACCTCGCGCACCTTGGTGAGCTGCTCGGGCGTCAGCACTTCGGTGAGCGACTCAAAGCGAGCGCCGCCCCGGCCGCCGGCGCGCTTGAGCATGGCCTGCTCGCCCCGGCCCAGCACGTTGAGGAACGGCCCGATGCGCTCGCCGCCGCCGGGCTTCTCCAGCACCGACACCATCTCTTTGAGAACCTGCGCCTGATTGACCGGCGCAGACAGCGTGGAGAACGTAGCGCGGGCCCGCCCGTAATCAGGCACCTTCGCCTCAAACACCTTGACGTAGTCGTCCAGCAGTGCCCGCGCGGCCAGCTGGGTGTCGCGGCCGGCGCCGGTGGTGGCCGTCGGGCCGTAGGCGATATCGCCCAGCGCGCGCTTGATGTAGTGCAGCGATTCGCCGGTGATTTCGGCCGTCTGGCCGGGCACTTCGCGCATTACGGGTTTACCCGCAGCATCCAGCACGCCCGTCTCAACCATCCGCGCCGGCGTTGTCTTGCCCATGATGAAGGGCCGACCCTCCATCTTGGCGATGTTGGCCGCCTGCGCTAGCGTGCCCTCAGGCATCCGAGAAATGACGCTGGTCAGCTCGGCATCGATCGGCACCACAGCGCGGTCAGCCGCCTCGTACAGGGGCTTGGACGCCGCCCGGCGGGCGTTGATGGCTGCTTGCAGATCAGGCGTGACGCCTTGAATGGTCGACCTGCGTGCTGCCTCTTGGCCGGCCTCGATGCCCGCGCGGGTGTCGACCGTGCTGGTCTTCTTGATCGTCTTCTCGATCGTGGCCTGCGCGCTGGGCGATACGATGCCGCCCCGCGCCAGCGCCTGCTGCGCGGTCAGCCCTTGGGCCTCCGGCGCCTGCAGCGCGGCCCGGGCGGCAGCGACTTGTTCTGGCGTGCCCAGCGACTCGCGGGCCGTGCGGGCGGCCAGCTGGTTGGGCAGCTTGGTGATGTCAGCAAGCTTGCCGGCCCCGGTCACGCCGGCCTGCACCAGCCGGTTGACGACCGGCGCAGCCAGCCGGCCACCGACCTCGTAGGTAGCGCCCTCGACGACGTTGCCGCCCGCTTGGCGCATCTCTTGCCCCAGCGTCTGCGACGGGGGCTGCAAGCCAAGGGCCACATCGACCGCGCGCAAGCCCTGCTTGGCCGTGCCGTAGCCCAGCGCCGAACCAGAGATACCGCCGACTGCCGTGCCCACGGGCCCGGCGCCAAACGTGCCAGCGGCCGCGCCGCCGACACCGCCTGCGACGCCGCCGAGCATCTCAACCGTAGGGCCAAGCAGCTGACGCGCGGCGACCGCACCCCTGTACAGGTTCGGGTACTGGGATGCCCATGCTGGCGGCTCTGCCCGGGGGCCGGGCACCCCTTCAGACTCGGCCGCACGGGGCTGGGCCACGCCGAACTTGACGCGGATGGCTTCTTGCGTGGCGGCGTTGGCCTTGGAAAAGTTCGGGTCGAGCGGCGCGTACTTGTCAAAAATGGCGCGCTTGGTCGCCTCGTTGGCGTTGACGTAGTTGGGGTCTTGGATGATCTCGGCGAGCGATGCCATATACCCCTCCTTACTTCAGCAACGGGTTGTTGGCGTCCACGCCACCGCCGGCCGCAGTACCTTCAGCGGCCATGTCGGTTGACACAAACTGGCCCTTGCGGTTCTCCATCAAGCGGATGATGGTTTGTGCTGCACCCTTGCGAATCTCGCGTGGCAGCGTCGGATCAGCCAGCTGGCCGGCTGCCTCCTTGTAGGACTGCGTGTCCTTGTCGGACTGCGGGCCTTCAAAACGCGGCACCATCTTGAGGACGATGTCAGCGATTGGCTTGAGCTTGCCGATGGCGATGTCGCCCTTGGTCGCCTGACCGATGAACCGCGCGCCGACGTCAACTGCGCGGCCCACGCCGCTGCCGGTGGACTGGTCAATCAAACCGTTGGGCTTGATGGCATCTTTGAGTTCAAAAATCGCGGTGTCCAAGTCCCTCGACAGCTGCTTGCGCTGCGCTTCTGTCTTCTCAAACGTCGCGCTCGGCTTGCCTCTAAGCTGGACGGCGCCGCCGCCAGCTGCGGCAGGCGCAGTAGACTGAATGACTTGGCCGAACTTGTTGTACTGCGTGACGTTGCCAGCAGCGTCGGTAAACGACCCGGCCACGGTTCTCGACTCTTGCGAAGCGGAGCGCACTTGTTCCGGCGTCATCTGTTTGGGGCGCCGGCCAAGAACAGTTATTTGGCCGGTATTGGGGTTCACCAACTGAGTGATGACCTCGTTGCCAGAATCGATGTTTTGCACCACCGGCTTCTGTTCATTTCTGATGGCCGCAGGAGCGCCAACCGCGTTCTGCGGCTGAATGATCTGCCCAAACTTGTTGAGCAACGTGACGTTGCCTGCCGCGTCTGTGACCGTGTTGGACACCACATTACGCTCTTGCGCGGCCTGACGCTGTTGCTCGGGCGTAAGAGTTTTAGGAGTGCGGCTGATGATTCTGGTGTTGCCTGATACTGGGTCGTACTCTTGCGTAATGGTTTCAGAACCCGTGTCAATCGTAGACACGACCGGCTTACGCTGAGGTGTAAGCGCGGTCGCCCCGCCGGCTGCATCGCGCGGTTGAACCACCTCACCAAACTTGTTGAGCAGCGTGACGTTGCCGCGCTCATCCGTAATGGTGTTGGAAACCACGTTGCGTTCTTGTGCTGCGACGCGCGCTTGCTCAGGCGTGAGTTGAATGGGCCGACGGCTGACCACGCGGGTAGTCTTTGAAACTGGGTCGTACGCTTCGGTGATGACCTCGTTGCCGACGTTGATCTCGCGGATGGACTCTTTGCTCTCGCCGGGCGTGAGCGTGCGCGTTGCCTCTGAGCCGGGCACGACCGTAGCGGTGCCGCCCAGACCGGGCATTGATAGGACGCGAGCGGTTCCACCAAGGTCTTGCGAGACGGTCTTGGGCGCGTTCAGTTCCATGAACTTCTCAGTGCCCAGCTTGGACTGATTGATCAACTGCGCAAACGCCGCCGGGCCCTGTTGGATGGCCTGCGCGATGCGAGCGCGGGATTGGTCAACAGTCACGCCCCGCGCGGCCAACAGCGGCCCCAGCACGGGGTCTTTGTGGTTGGCCTCATGCCACGCGATGTATTGCGTCGGCGCGTTGGGGTCAGATGGGTCAAGGGTGTCGAGAAAAGCACGCGCCTGCGTCAGCTTGGCGCCCACTAACTCCGTCTCCGCTTTACCTTGCGCAAGCTGCTGCGTCCGTAGCTCGCCCAATTTCTTTTCGATCTCAGGCAGCTTGGCGCCGACGCCTGATCTAATCAGCGAACCTCGCAGTCTGTTGATGTCGTAGGTGCCCTTCTCAGGGTCGTAGGCATCCTGATAGGCTTGGCTTAGGGCGTTCTGCGACTTTTCTTCGCGTTGCGCCGCGCCGAGCTGGTACTGCGCCAGCGCGTTCTGGTTCTGCGCCTGCTGGATGGCGGCGATCTTGCCGTACTGTGCCAGCGGGTCAGCGAGCTGGAGGGGCTGCACGCCCATTGCGATTGCGGGATTGATAGGCATTTTTAACCTCCACCCAAGCGAACACCGCCGCTGCTCAGTGAGTAGTCAACCGGGGCCATGCCGCCGCCGTAAGAGTAGGACGCTGCTGGCGCAGCTGCAGCTGGCGGTCGCAGCGCGTTCAGATAGTTTTGGCCTTGGTAGTAGTTCAAACCAGTGCCCAACGCGCTGGTCAGCGCATTCGCACCACCAACGTACCCCGACGCGCGCGCCGCCGCAGCGTTTTGAATTGCTTCACTGGCGTTCTGGCCGTACTGACCGGCTGCGCCAGTGAGCGCATTCGTTGCGGTTTGGCCGACGCCGGCCAGCGCCGCCGTGGTGTTGTACTGCGTCAGCGCCCGGTTGTAGGCGTTCTGGTACTCCTGCGAGGCCAAATCCTGCCCGAACCGCTGGATGCCCTTGAGTGCCCCGCCCGACAACAGGCCGCCGCGTGCAGCAGCTGACCGCTCCAACCCTTTCATGCCCTCCGACATTCGGAAAGCGTAGCCGGGGTCTTGCGTCAGATCGACTTGGCCGCTGAAGCCCGTGCCAAGTTTGCCAAGCGCGTTGATGCCAGCTTGGCGCCAAGGCTCTTGCAGTTCGACCTGCCGCTCAAAAATATCGCGTTGAACGTCGCCGGCTTGCGCGGCGGCCTGTGCTTGTGTTTTTGCGGCTCTATTGGACGCCATGCCGCCAATGACGGCGCTTCCAACGACTGCGCCAGCTACCCAGAATGTCATGTCAGCACCTCCTGTGCGTCGTGTTTGATCAAGTTACCCGGCGCGTACATACTGCTGGGTTCTAATTCTACAAGTTCAGCCTCTGCAGCCTCAACAGTTGTGGCGTCAATGGCGTGGAAAGTCATGCACAAAGCGTCGGTGACCGCGTACACGGCGCGCTTGGTGCCGGGCTTGCTCTGAAACAAGTGCGGGCCGGTGATTTCTTCGACGTTGCCTTCGCCGTCGGTGATCGCTACCGTCCCAGACACGATCAGGTAGAAGTGCTCTTTTTTGTGCACTGCACCAACGACCAATACGCCGGCATGACGGAACACCTCGCGGCAGTACATGCCGCCGTGGAAGTAGTGCTTCGTCTCGGGCTGGTACTGCGGCAGCTTGGCAAGCTCAGACTGCAGAGCCTCTACCTTCTGCTGCATCAGCTCCAGCGGCTGGTCGATGGTCAGTGCGTCGCTCATTGTGTGATCTCGCGGCCCGAGGCGCGGATGTTGATCGAGGTGGCGGCGCTGGCGATCGTGCTGATGAAAGCGCCGGGCGAAAGAATCTGACCGACGATCTCAGGGAACGTGTACGTCTCGGCCGGCTGCAGCGTTTTGGTCTTGACGATCAAGTTCTGGTTGCCGGCAGTGTCAGCTAGGGTGACAAGGTTCACGCTGATGGTAGCGGCCGTTGCGCTGTAGTTCGTTGCCGTGAATTTGTCGATGATCGTCGTGACGTTGGTCGACGTGTACTGAGTGGTTTGGCTGTTCTCGGCGTTTTTGGCCGGGATCAATACCTTGGCGTAAACAGTCATGCTGAAATTCCTTGAAGCGTTGGTTTAGACACTAAATCCACCGTGACGATGACGGACGGCGTAGCGGGTCGAACCGGCCCGGTTTGTGCAGCAATGTACTGAATTGTAGTGGAGGTGTTTGTAGTAGCCCACATCAACTCAATATACTCATTCGCCGCCAAATCGATGAACAGGTTTAGCGCGCCGATTAAGTGCCCGTCCACGCCGCCGTGCCGATTGGGCACAGAAAACTGGCTGTTAGAGTCAGGCACATTGACGCCGTTCTTACGCATCCAGACGTCTGTGTCGTGGATGTTGTTGTCGGTGTTTACAAACTGGATGCTGAACTGCACGTTGTAGACGCCCGCGATCTCGGCTTTTATTTTGGACTTGCAAGTGCCAGTGATGGTCGTAGACGCTACGGTTTGCGAAGCGCTGACTTGGTACGTTCCCGTGCTGCCGTCCGTGCCTGTTAGCTGCGACACGATGTAAGTGCCAGCCGTCACGCCCGTGCCTGTGATGACCATGCCGGGGTAGATCGGGCCAGACGTGATGGCCGTCACCGTCATGGTCGTACTGGCCGGGCCGATAGACGCCGTGAACACCGCTGTCCTATTTTCTAACGTGACGTTCTTGCTGTACGCCGTGGTGTCGTACACGACCGGGTACGCCGTGGTGTTAGAGCCGTCTAGTTGGTTTGCGGTGCTGTAGAAAGTCCCATACACAAGCTGCAAAACTTGCGGTGTTGGGACAGGCGCCGACAGCAAACCGTTGATCTGTTTTTCCAGCTCGGCAATCTGGTCAAGCGCGCTTTCTTGAGAGGGTTGTTTTTCGAGCCCAGAAACATCAACAATGACGCTTGTCAAATCCTCTTGCTGCGGGGCTGGAGGGCCGAGTTGCAAGTCGGTCAGCGACGTTGTGTTTTGGCCGCTGCCGGTCAGCTGAAACAGATTTAGGAAGAACCGATACCACTCACGCGAGATCAGGCCCGTCCGAGGGTCGATTAAGTCAACCCTTGGAGGCGTGATGTTTGAGATGTTGGTCGGGCTAGGCATTGGTCGGACTGAGCAGCAGTTCGGCGCCCATGATGGCTGTCTTCACTGGGTCAGTCATCGACAACTCGTACACACGGTCGCGCAGTTTCAAGGTCATGCCAAGACGACGGAAGAAAACGCGGCGGTAGTACTCGCCGATCTTGCCGATGGGGGCCCAGTGTTCGTTTGACCAAGTGTGGCCGCCGTCGTCGCTCCAGCGCAGCATGACCTGCGGGTCGTCGCCTTGGCCGAGGTTGATGCCAACGCCTGACTCCAGATCGATCTGGAGCGAGTGATGCGCGGTGCGCTTGAGGTTGTTGGCGCCAGTGGGCAGCGCCCGCCACGTCCGATACCAGCGCTGAATCTGGTCGTCGTCTTGGTAGTAGTCGAGGTCAAAGGCGTAGATGCGCCCGTCCTCGTAGTCGCCCACGACGACTTCGCTGTTGAAGAACACCTGACAGTTGCTGCGGTGCCGGGTGAACTCGCCGTTGACCCAGCCGGCGCGCTCATGCCACGCCTGCGTGGCGACGTCGTAGACCCACGTCGTGTTGGCGCTCGGGAAAATCAGAACGTAGAAGCTGTGGCCGTCCTGCTGGTAGGTGTAGCCGATCGCATCCGACAGATTGCCGTACTGCTGAATCTGCCACTCGACAGCGTGCGTGCTGATGCGCTGGCCGGTGTAGCCGTTGGCGCGGTAGACGACGCCTTGGCCGCGCGCGTCCTTGCCAAGCCAGAACAGCCCGTTGTCCATCTTGGCGATGGAGTAGGCAGCTGCGCAGCCGATCTCGTTGAAGGCACCTTGGATTCGCTGCAGCGGGAAGTCCAGCAGGCCAGCGTCGTACCAAACCTCGACGCTGTTGGTGCCGAACAGCCAGACCTCGCGGTGGTCAATGATGAGGCCAACCAGACCGTCAGGCGCGCCTTCTGCGCTGGCGAAGTCCAGCGGGTCGACCGATGAGCCGTCGAGCAGTTGAGTGACCCAGAACTTCTGGCTGTTGGGCTCGTTGAAGACGAAGTAGCCATCAAGGTAGCCCACGCTGACCGCGCCGGGGAAGTCTGGATCGGTGATGGGTGCGAAGACGTTTGTGGTTGAGTTGTAGATGTAGCTCGGGCCGTTGGCCGCGATGAAAATCTGCGTGCCGTTGTCCGATATGGACACGGGCCCGGTGCCGGCGATCGTGCCAAGCGACGTCGCGGTGTAGGTGGTGCTGACCTTGTACAGCGTGGTGCCGCTGACAACGTACATGAAGCTGCCCAACGCCCACAAACCCCTGATGGGGCCGGTTCCAACCTCAGTGAGCTTGCGCAGCCCGGGCGCGCGCATGAGAAAGGCCGGCTCCTTGCCGGCCTCTGGCACAACCTCTGGAAAGAGGTTCACCATGCGCGCGTCGGCCGCGTTGACCGACCGCGCGACGTAGGTGGCTCCAAGGATCGGCGTTTTCATCAGAAGTTGTTGGCATAGATGTTGTAGCGCTGGCGGGTCGCCACAATCGGGTACGGAATCGCCATCAGGTCATTCGGGTTGTTAATGCGCTTCAAGTTGCGCTTGCTGGTCATCGCAATCCGAGTGACTTGGGGCGAGGGCTCTACGCCGAACTCCGGCGCCAGCTCCATCGCCAAGTTGTAGCGGAAGGCGCGCAGGTAGCCGGGCGGGAAGTACATGTCGGTCGCCACGCTGGTGACTTCGGTCAGCGTCTCGACGGAAACAATGTGCCACTCCAGCGCCTTGATGGGCACTGGATAAATAGTCAGGGTCGTGTCGGGGAACGTGTTGTTCACCCACAGGACTTGAGGGTACGTCGACGTCACAGTCTTGAACGCGATGCCGTTGTACTGCTGCTGGTTGATCATCTTGACACCAAACGACAAGCCCGACGACGGGTCTTTGAAGTAGGTGGAGTCGTCAACTTCGATGGGCCGGTTGCCGACAAAGTCGCCGGTCGGGCCCAAAGTGCGAGAAATGACGTTGGCAGGCCAAGTGAAGACCTGATCCTGCGTGCTGAAGACCGACAACCGCTCGGTGTCCCATGACTGGATCATTTGATTGATCGCCATGATCGAGTCTTGCATCACAGCAGCTGAAGACGTCTCGCCCTCAGCCAAGACTCCCAGCAGACGCAGAGAGCCGTTGATGATTTCACCGGCGGTTGCAGACGTGGTCATTCCGTGGCCTCCCGAGGACGACGACCGCGCCGACGCGGCTGCAGCTCGTTGACGACGGGCGCCTCTTGAGGCTCAGGCTCGTCGATCACAACGTCAGCTGCCGGCGCTGAATCAGTTACAGGTTCAGCCGGGTCGAACTCTTCCCAGCCGTTCTGGAAGTCATTTTCGGCTTCCATGTCGGAGATTGCAACTTTTGCCCCATGCAAGGGGTGACGTAGATAGATGACGGCCATAAATTTTCAAACGGGGGCACACGGCCCCCGCCCTATCAAGAAGCGACAAGAGGAACGGAGAACCAGTCTGTGGTGTCATACGCCACAAACCAGCAAGCCGTTTTCGCAGCCATTGAGAAAGCCGTGGTGCCAGCGACGCCGTTGATTTTGGCGCTGCCGGGAGCGTAGACCTTCAAAATAGCGTTGGCCGTATCATCGTTCTTAACCACAAGCAGTCGGCCAGCCGTGGGAGCAGGCAGCACAACACCTTTGGTGGCGTCAGCTGCAGTCACCCAGTTGAACGAAGCCGTCATAGCCGTCGCGTCGGCGCGGGTCGAACCCGCAGCCGCCGGTTTGGCGACGTCAACGCTCAGGGAGGCGCCGGTCAGCGTGGGGCTGGACAGCGTGCCGCCGGTGATCGTGGAGTTGGTGATAGTGGCGCCGGTAATCGTAGTCCCCGAGACAAGCTCAGGGTCGGAAAACGCAACGCCAACTGGTTTGGTATTTGGCATGGTTTTGTCCTTTTAAGAACAGGGGGCCAAAGGCCCCCTGCTGATTACGACACGCGATAGCAAGTCCAAGTACCGTCGCCGGTCTTGCGGGCACGGAAGTGCCCCGAAGTGGCTTCAGTCACCACCATGTTGCCAACCAGCGTCCAGCCCGTTGCGGTAGCAACAGTCACGTCGTCGGTCGTGGCGTCAATGTTGATGACATAGAAGTCAAACGCGGCGTTGACTTTGTTGGCCGAAGAAACTTCGGCTTCCAAATCTGCCACGGTGGGCAGCGTCAAATTGCCGGCAGTGCCGTTGAAGGTGAACAGACCGTTTGCCAACTGAGCGGCGGTAGCCGTAGCAGCAGCGGTCAGCGCCGTGGGCGCGCCCTGAACAAACAGAAGCGCTTCGCCAGTATTGCCATCGTTGAACTGATAGCCACCAGCACCATTAGGAATAGCCATGATGATGTCCTTTCAAAAAAGTTTCGATCAGCCCCAGAGGCGCACGGCCATCTGAGGACGAATCACGCTGTAGCCGTACAGCACGTCAATACGGCAGGGCATACGGTCGTTGTTGATATCGTACTGACGAACAATACGCATCGAGATACCGTTGTGCACCTGACGCGAGGCCATATCGACACCTTGCGGCATCATCAGGTCGGCGGTAGCGAAGGTGATCGCGTCCTTGTGGTACACAAGGTTCTGCGGGTACTGGCTGGAGGCCGCGCCCACAAACACGACTGCCTTGCTGTTGCCGGGCAGCGAGTTGACGGTTGCCAGAGCGTTGGAGGCCGAGTAGATCGGAGCCACGGTCAGGTTGCCCTCACCGCTGGAGCCCAGAGTCACGTCAACGGTCACCACGAACTGGAACAGCGAGCCGGTGGACTCGCGGGTCTGCGGGTTCACAGCGAAGCAGTCAGCCACGGTAAACACGTCGCCGGCCTTCACGGTAGCGTTCGCGCCAGCGCCAGTGATGGCGATGGTGGTAGCGCCTTCGCTCGACACAGCAGCAGAAGTGGAGCCGCCGGTAGCGTTACGCGAGCCGGTGGTGAACTGCTTGATCGACTGAGACATGTTGATCTCGTCGAAGCCCAGCACGCCCATGCCCATCATGCCGTTTTTGAACTGGCGGCTGATGGTGTCAGTGGGGTTGAACAGGCCCTTCATGCCCTCGACCAGACCAGCGTTGGCGGCCGGGTTGACGGTCGCGTAGCGCGGGCTCATCACAGCGGCGTTCTCGTTGAGCTTCTGCTGAGCTTGCAGCAGAACCAGCGAGGTGCCGGGAGTGGTGCCGGGGGTGCCGACGCTGTTGCCGATGTAGCGGAAGCTGTTGGCGACGTCAGCGTCGATGCTGGCGGCCAGCTGGCTGATACGAGGCTTCAACACACGCTCGGCGAAGTCGTCCAACTGCAAAGTCAGTTCGGCAGACGTGAAGTTCACGCCGATGTGCTTCTGGGAAGCGACAGTCAGGGTGGTGAACTGCTCGTTGTCCGACTGGACTTGCAGCGCGGCGCCGTCGGTGACCAGAGCACGGTCGGGCAGACGGATACGCAGGGTCGAACCGATCTTGGCACCTTCGACAGCGAAGCTGTCGTCGTACTGACGGTTCACGTTACGGGTCAGGACAAGATTGTTCTCAAGGATTTCGAGGGCCTTGCGAGTAATCATGTCGATGGTAAGCAGGCTGTTTGCCATGACAATTCCTTTTCAAAAGTTAGCGGGCACGTTGTTGAGCATCCCATTTTTTGATCTGCCGTTGGCGCTCGGCTTCGATCCACTCTGACGTCGACATCTCCTTGATGGAGCGCGGGTCAGTCGTGTCCAGAACCCTTGCGTTGCCGCCCCGAGGGGTGACAGGCGTGATCGGCGTTGGGGCGCTCGACGATTTCTTTACGGGAGGATTGTCGGCCAATTTGGCCTCGATCTTCCCAATCTCTTTCGCCTGCAAGAACGGCGACAACTTGGCGATGCGATCGGCCTCTTTCGGATTGGAGCCAAGGTAGTAAGCCACCTCAGGCCCAACGTCAGACGCTTGGATCGTCTCGGCCATCACTTGCGTGATCGGGAGGCGCGGGTTGTACGCGACTTGTTCAAAGTCCTCGTACTTGGTGCGTGCTTCCTCTTCGCGCTCATGGTAGCTCTCAAGAGTTTCGGCCTGCTGGCGCTCTGCTTCCCGGCGCGCAAGCAGCTCTGCAGCCTTCCGTTCAGCCAGCGCTTCCGCGTAGGCTTCGGTCGACTCAAACTGTTCCTGCGACGGGGGCGTAGCAGACAGCTCGGGCGTTGCCGCCTTGAACCTTTGCTCTCGTTCCCACTTGCGTTGCTCTCTTGCAAGACGCTTGCTGATCATCGCATCGATTTCAGCTTGGGAGAATTTCTTTTCCTCAGCCTGTTCGTTGCTCTGTTCAGCGACTTCCGGCGCATTTTGTGCCTGATCCGTGGTGGCCGTCACCTCGGGGGCTTGCGCGGATTCAACTTCCGCTAAGTTTTGACTTTCGTCGTTCATGGTGTTTCCGTAGAAACCCCGGTCTACTGGGCCGGTACAGTTCTCAGATTATGCGCTAAGAAGGCGCCTGTCAATAAGTGCTCACAATCGGGCCAACATTCGCTGTAAACCCGGTTGGCGGTGTGAGAGTTGGAAGCACCCCATAGGTAGACGCCACGGACGACGCCCCAAAAAACCCAAGCGCGTGCGCCCTAAACTTGTTTGACGCGCTATCAAACTGCGCTGCTATGTAGTAGCGCCCCGGCCCTGCTGCGAAATAGCTGGTCGTGAAATTGTTTCCGACATACTGAGCCGTAGAGCCAGAAACACTGAACGATGCTGTTTTTGCGAGCTGTGTGCCGTTATAGTCAAGCAGGTACAGAGTACAGTTGCCGGCGCCGGTCGAGCCTTGCAAGATGGCCGCGCCTGTAAGCAGCATAGAACAGCTAAGGTTTAGCTCGCACACATACGTTGCAGTAGTGCTGGCGGTAACGTCTGTTCCAACAGTGGCCGACGACGGCACCATGCCGCCAGTGCAAAACGCTGTGCCGGTGTTTTTTGTACGGATGTCAATTTGCTTTGTGGTGCTGACGGAGCCGTCCAAAATGACAGAATCAAATATTGCAGTGCTTTGGACAGTTTGACTGAGTGACGAGTCGTACTGAATGACAGAGCCGTAAATGCCGCCACCAGATTCTGTTGTGGTGTCAACAACTTTACCAAAACTGGCCCCAAGTCTGATGTTTAGCCCAGACACGTCTGCGCCAGTAGATGTGAGCAGCCCAGTCAGATTAGAAATGTTTGTGGTGGCTGAGATGGTCAGCCCTTTGACATTACTGATGGCCCTGACAAAGCCCAACGGCACGCCGGTGCCAATCTCAATCTGAGGATCAACAACTGTGAATTGCGTGTTAAAGGTGCCAAGCAATACTTGAGCAAATCCACCTTGCGCCAAAAAGTACCCGCCGTCGACTTTAATGCCAAACGTGCTGTACACCTCCATGTTGTTGCCGTATCCAGCACCTAAGAAGGCAACATTGTCAAAATAGTTGAGCGATAGGGTAGCGCCGCCGATGACGTACTCAGGGTAATCTGGAGAAACGATGGCAGGGTACTGGCCGCTTCCGGCAAGGACCACACATTTGTCAGCGTAGTACCAGCAATCGTAATGGTGGTGATGCTCGCCGCGCCGGTTCATAATCGCAATAGTGCCAACACCCCCATTGGCTGATGGGTTGGTGGGCAACCCAATTGCAATCCTTACAAAGTTGTTTTTTGCACAGTAGGGCGCTGGCAGAGTGCGCTGCATCAAAATGCCGACTGTTGACGGGTTGGTTGGCCCAGCAATGATGCCGAAGTCTTGCAGCGTGGTGTTGTTGCCACCAGCCATATCAATAGCAATGTAGCCCGTTTGAGCCACAAGAATTGTCCCGTAAGTGCTTGCAGCAGAGACTGCGGGATTTCCTTGCCCAACGCCGGTAATTTTTATAAAAACATCGTCAGCATAAGTGTTTTGAATTTTAAGGCTGCTTGAAAGTTTATACCTTCCCGCCGGAATAAACACTTCGCCGCCGCCAGCAGCAATTGCTGCGTCTATGGCTGCTTGAATGGCCGAAGAACTATTAGCCGCACCTGTTGGGTCAGCGCCATAATCCAGCGGGTTGTACACCGCGCCGGAAATCATGGAGTAAGTGACTTTGGTCAAAGACATTTTTAGTCCTTAGACAGTGTAGACAATTACAAACCGAAAATCGGCAGTGTTGCCAAAGTTTGATTCGCTCATGGTGGTGCGGTCAGTAAGTGACTGTTGCAAAAAGTAAAGAGTATCTGTTGCAATACTCAACAATGTCGCGCCGCCAACAATAATTCCAGAAAAGCTAGATGCAGGGTCAACCACTGTCATAGAGTTAACATTGGCAGCAGCGTTAAAAGGAAGCCCGGTAATAGCAGCCAAACCTGTTGCTGAACCTTTAGAGGTCAGGACTACTTTGGCAACTAATGTGACTTGCCGCCCAATTCGAGTGTATTGCCCAAACTGTGTTCCGTAAGTAATCCCAGTCGTCGCGCCGCCAAAAGAAAGCGTAGGCGTCCAAGTCCCTTCCTCATACCAATTCAGCAACTCGCTGGTCATCCCCGGCGCGTTGGTGTTGGCGGTGAAGTTGATGCCTTTAAGTGCGGTGCTCTGAATGATATTGTCCGTAAACGACCCGCCGGCCGTTGCAACCGCGCGGCCAGCCGTAAGATTTGCGACAGACACTTTTACCGTTGACCCGCTTTGAACAATCGGCAGAACCTCGGTGCCGGCAAGAGGAGTGCTTGCCCCAGTCAATGCAGAAATTTTTAGGTCGGCCATGATTGTTCCTTAGACGTAATTGACTTCGATTGTCGAAGTAGTAGGCGGTGCCTCTGAAAAAGTGAGCACAGCGCCAGCAATGCTGTACGTGTTCTTTTGCTGGTACACACCGTTGATGTACACATTGGTGGCGTTTTCGCCTGCGGGAGCGCTTGCCAGCGTAAATGCGACAGTTGAGCCGTTGCCGGTGAAATTTGCAATGATTGCGGTAGCGTTAAAGCTGCTACCCACATTGTCGTATGTGGCAAGTGTCACGTCGGCGCTGGTCTTAAGCACAAACTTGTACAGCCGCAGCGCGTTCCAAATTTCACCGCCGGGCACTCGGCCAGCAGCGTCCAAAATTATTGGATTGGTGTGCGCGGTGTTGCCGGCGCTTGATGTGTATGTAGCCAAGGGCGTCGTCGTGCCGGCCTCATAGGTAAAAATTTTGCCGCCAGACAGCGGAATACCGCTGTTGTCAAAAAATTGGGCGCCAACGCCACCAAAAATTGAGAGTGATACAGCTGGCATGTGGTTACTCCAACAAGATCAGGCCGCCGTCCTCTTGCGTGAGGTTGTCGCCTGACTCGGTGAGAAGATTGCCTACAGAGGCACCGCTGTCGCGAGTGCCCGAAAAAAGCGTGACAATGCCCGCGAGGCCGATTGCCACTGAGTTGCGAAGGCCGATTCCCCAGCTCATCGGATGTTGATCGGCTTGCAGTACACGGCGCCATCATCAGAGACGCGGATCGCGCTCACCCGCCACGGTGCGCCGGAGCCGGGCTCCAGATAGAACGGGATCGGGGTGTACGCAGGAATCGGGGTGCTGGCGGTCGTTGCCGTCACGTCCACGCCCACAGCCACATAGCAGGGGGTCGTAGACCAGACCACCACGCCCTCGGGGCCCGGGTTCCAAGTCGAGGTGCTGCCGGCCGTGCCGGTGTAGGCCACCGTGCGACCGGGATAGTCAGCATCGGAGAGGGGTCTGAGAAGTTCCATGTCGGCTCCTTACGCGAGGAATTTCAGCTTGTAGATCGTGCTCAAGTACAAGCCAGAGATTTCATCAATGATATTTTGCAGCGGCGTGTCGGTTTTGTCACACACCTCGTAGCGGCATTCGTCAATCTCGGCCATCTGCCCTTGCAGAAAATCGAGGATGTTGGACGTGTTTTTGGCGCTCATCAGCGAGATCGGGCCGATCAGCCCGTGCCGCCCCTGATACGCCTCGGCAAACTTGTCGGCCAAGTCCACGATCTCGTCATAGAACGTGTTCAGGGCCATGTGCTTGGAAAAACTGCGGGTGTTCAGGTGCACAGAATGGGCTACATCCCGCGCCAAAAACAACATGCCGACGAAATCTGCGGCTTTCATGCTGCGCCTCCTTGTGGCACGACGTTGGGCATCGGGGTGGCCTGCTGGGCCTCTTCCTGACGGGCCATTTCACCCATCTCCATCTCCATGCCGGGGCTCTCAGCCATGATAGGCCCTTGCATCTGCTGCGGAGGGATCAAATCGCCCACATCTTGCACGGCCGCAAGCGTGCCCATCACGATGTCTTGGATTTGTTCTGGCGTCATACCCGCAATTGTGGCCGAAATCCGCTTGGTTTCGGCATCAAATGCCTTGACTTTGGCCTCAAACTCACGAACTTGCACGTCCCGGGACTCAATCGACTGGTTGACGTTCTGCAGCATATTGAACATTTGCTGCATTTCCTGCGCCATCGCCTGAATCTGCTGATTGGCAGCCTGCAGAGCTGGATCGTCGTCCTCGTTGGCGAGCAGTTTGGGGTCGATCGTCTTGCGCAGACGGGCGGCCATCTCTTGGGCCCCCGGCCAGTCCATGTTCTTGACGAACAGGTCGCCGGCCACGGCCCACAGGTTCGGGTTGCCCTGCAGAATCTGCGACATGGCGTCCATCGCCTCTTGGCGCTTGGTCAGATAGCTCGGGCCAGTGGTCACCACGACGTCGTAGCGGCCCACAGACGGGTTGTAAATCTTGTCGATGACGATGCCAGCCTGATCGATGATCTTTTTGACCGGCTCGCTCTGCGTCGGGTCGATCTTGACCATGTTCGTCTCACCATCGATGCCGATGATGCGAGCGATCCGCTGGGTGTCGTAGATTTTTGGGATCAGGTCGACCAGCTGGCGCGTGACGTAGCGCACCGCGCGGGCCAGATTGTCGACGTAGTGGTACGTTCCGACGTCAGCTTGGCGCTCGCGGGCCAGAATTGCCCGGCCAGAACGCTCGTTGGATACCTGCCCAAGGCTTGCGTCGTACTGCCCGGTGGTCGACTTGATGTCCTCAGAGGCGCCCATTTTGGCCTGAATAAGGCCGGTTTGGGGCAGCGGTGGGGCTGCACGCTGCGGCAGCGGCAAAACGCTGCCAGAGCCGTCTGTGACGTCTGGATTGACCTCCAGATACGGCCAGTTCTGGGTGTTGGCCGTCTTCCACTGGTACTCGTAGCCTTCGAACTGGCCGCCGTAGCCGATGAAGGGGGCCTTGGGGGCCAGCGCCAGCATCTCAGCCTCTTGGCTCGTCCAGTAGTTGTACATGCGCTGCGCGTCTTTGGCGTTGCGCACGATGCCCGAAATGAAGATGCGACCGTCGACTTGGAACTCGTTGCCCACCACACGGATGACAGGAATCCAGTTGCCGGCCCATTCGCGCTCTTCCAGCGTTTCAAAGCCGTTGGTCTTCATCCACATCACGCGCTTGCGGTCGACCCGGCGCTCGCGGATAGGCGTCAGACCCATCGCCCGCAGCGTCTTGTCCTGCGGCGAGCCCTTGAACGCGGTCTGGTTCCCCGGGTAGAGGTACAGCGTGTCGTCTTTGTGGTCGATGTAGAAGTACTCAGCGATGCGGATTGTGTCCTCAGTAATCCACTGGCTGATGTCCTGATCGCCGATGCCCTGCGCCATGATGGTCGACACCGGCGAGGCGTCGGGGTACATGCGCTGGTAGTCTTCCTTCGTCAGGTCTTCGGTGATGAAGCACCACTCAGCATCAGCGCCGCACGGGTCTTGGATCAGCGGATCCATGTAGACCGAGAACGAGTTGCGGATGCGGGCAATCTTGATGTCCTGATCGAACGAGTCCTCGTAGCAGTACTCGGTCAGCAGACGGATGTAGCCCTCGCCGTAGGTGACTTGGTTCTCGCACGCGGTGTCGTAGGCCACGTCGGCGTCCGACATGTACTCAATGTGCCGCACGATGCCGTTGAGCACCTCTGCGACCTCAACGTCGGCCTGATCGTTGACCGGGATGACTTTGCCCGAGGGGCGGTTCTGCCGCTGCTCGTTGGTGACCTGCCGCACATGCTGCGGCAGCTTGTTGATCGTCAGGCACGGCCGGGCGTTGACCGTCTGCCCCTGCACCGAGCCCCGGGTCGCCAGCACGTCCTGCGGCCACTGCCACTGGTTGTCGGGCGAGCCGGCCATGAAGCGCAGATCGTCCAGCTCGTCCTCGCGGCTCTCAGAGTACGCGCCGAGGGCCATGCGCAGTCGGTCGCGCATGAGCTGCAGCTTGTCGCGGCCATCGCGCGTCGCTTCAGGCGACGGGCCACCGCGCGCAGACACTTTGCCTGCGCCGTTGATGCCTGAGGGGTCTTGGTTGATCGTTGCCATTACTTCTTCTTCGCTGGCGCCTTGCTGGCGGGTTTCTTGGCCGCTTCGCGCTTGACGCTATAGGCGATGGCGACGGCCTGTTTGACCGGCTTGCCGGCAGCGACTTCAGCCTTGATGTTCTTGCGGAAGGCTTCTTTGGAGGATGACTTGACCAGCGGCATCATTTCCCCTTCATCGGCTTCTTGGCCGTCTTGGCTGAATCACGGAACGCCTTGTCGGTGGGCGCGCCCTTGCTGCCGGACTTGCGCATCTTCTCGCCAGAGCCCTCTTTGATGCGCTCACGTTTAGCTGCGATGTTGGCATAGAGCCCGGGTTTTGTAGCCATGATCAGCACTTCCATCGTTTGAGGGACGCCTTGGCGCGCTCGGCGTCGCCCTTGGCGTTTTTGACGACCCCTTCCATGCGCGCGCAAAAGCTGGCCTTGCGGCCTTTATCTGCCTCGGTCTTGGGGCTGGGCGCGGGAGGTTTGAGATTGGAGCCGGTGGCAGCGTTGTACTTGGCCCGCCCTTTTGCGGTCAGGCCAGCGCCTTTAGACACGGGCAATTTCTCCCCGCGTCCAACTGACAGCGAAACGCCTTTCTTTGCCATCAAGCCCCCATCCAAGATGTAGCCACGCCGTTCGCAGCATAACCGCGACTGCTGGGCTTTTCAACATATTGCCGGTGCGCGACTGGAAACGCGAATGTCACGGCCAGCGCATCGGCGGCATCAGGCGAGGCCAGCCCACGGGCTTTCATCTCCTTTTTGCCTTCTAGGAAAATTGTACCCGACGAATTCGGTTTTATGGTAGGCCCTGTCAGATCGGACTTCAAACCCCTGTCGTTGGGTATCGACGCGGTTTTGAGCCAATCCTTCATTTGCCCCCACAATTCGGCCCGTTTGTTGCCGTACATAATCGGGTTTTTGGCCTTCCAGCCGAAGTTCACGCCTCTGACGACCTTGTACCGCTGCTCATGCAGCCTGTCCAAGATGCCGTACCCGAGGCCGCCTTCGTCGAGCACCACCAGCGTGGGCTTGTATTCCTCGATCGCGTCGATGACGCGGCCCACGATCGTCATCGTGTCCTCGCCGTGGTAGCGGTGGATCGCCACCAGATCGCGGCCCTGCCGCACGGCGATCACCGTCGAGTCTGCGCCGCCGCGCGCCGGGTCGACGCCGATGACGATCGGCGCCGTCTCGTCCTTGTACCGCGCGCGCTTGGCCGCGTCGGCCACCAGCATCGGCGTGATGAACTGATCGTCGCCAGCTGATGGGAACTCCCCGTACACCTCAACCTTGGCCTGCGAGGAGTCCTCGCCGTACTCGTCGATGATTTGCTGGTAGACCTGCTTGTCCGTGTCCTCGACCGTTCTGGCGTCCACTTGCCGCGTCGACCAAAAGTCGCGCTTGGCGTGGAAGCACTCAAAGAAGTACCCCGTGTTGCGCCGTGGGTTGCTGAACGCGAACCAGTACCTGTCGAGGATGTTCTCCGTGAAGAAGCCCGCACCCACCGACCAGATCGAGTCAGGAATACCGCTGGCCTCGTCGAAGATCAGCATCATGCCGTCGTGGTTGTGCACACCGGCGTAGCTGTCTGGGTTCTCCTCTGACCACAGCTTGCCCTCAGCGGCCCAGTAGCGCGTGCCCTTCTTGAGGTCGCGCTCGACGATGTCCGTCAGCCACTTGGCCGGCATCAGCTTGGTCGCGCTGATCTCCCACCAGTGGGCGTTGATCACCATCGTCGACCACTTGGTCAGCTCACCCCACGTCACCGAGCGCAGCTGCGCCTCGGAGTTGGCGCTGACGACGACGCTCGATCCGATCCGCGTGGACAGCATCCACAGGATCAGCCAGCTGACCAAAGCTGACTTGCCGATGCCGCGCCCAGAACTGACCGCCTCGCGCAGCGTGTCCATGTTCAGCTGGCCCTTGTTGCGCTGGATGTGCTCCTTGATGTCGCGCAGCACTTGGCGCTGCCACATGCGCGGGCCCTTGTACTTTGCCAGCGGCGTGTTCTCCTGCCCCCACGGGAAGGCGAACAGCACAAACGCCTCAGGGTCGTCCTTGACCGCCGGCCCCCAGAGCCGGGTCATCAAGAGCTGTTCGTCTTCAGGACTGTAGATGGGCTTCTGCATCAGTTTAGCTTTCGTTCGCCCGTCTCATACTGCTCCCGCCCATCAAGTGCGTTGTGCGTTAAGACGTCGTATTCCTCATCCAGCTGTGGCTTGCACCAACACTCCATACCCTCTACGACGTGTTCGCGCAAATCATCAATTGGGTAAACGTGAATCATTGTTGCGCCGCTTCTTTCGTGTTCTCTACGCGCTTGGGTAGCGTGGGGCTGGGCTGGTTCTCGATCACTTCTGTGACTGCGCCGTCAATGACGCGGCTCTCAGCAGCGCGCAGGGCGTCGATGACGCTGATGCGCTGGTCGACCTCGACGGAGATGGCTTGTTTGGCAACCCAGCCGTGGGTGTGCTGGAGGATAGCAAGCGCGGCTTTTGCGTCGCCCGCCCGGGCGGCGTTGAGCAGATGCTGGCTGTTCTCGCGTTCACTGTCGGCGCGCCCCTTTTGTTCGGCCAATTGGGCCATTTGGTCAAGCTCTTTGAGTCGGTTGTACTCGACTGGAAGTAATCCAGCAGCCAGCGCCAGTGCATCACCCTTCAATCCCAAATACGCAGATTCGTAAATGCGCTCCAGCGTCGCCTCTGTGGCGCGCACTTCACGAAGGGTAAGCGGAAGACTCTTGAACATGTGTGCAGTTTACGCCGGTGCGATTTTTTCTGGAAGACCAAATGGCCGAAGTGACCCATAGGCGCAAATGTAAAGGATTCTTTGAGCGGTGTGCAAAAAATAAAAAAATTTTTGCGATACCACCGGCTCGTGACCGGCCGGCCGCCGGCCCTCCCCGGGGGGTCAGTGAGCACTCACTAACATCCCCGAACGGCCGGCCGACCGCCCCAGTGAGCACTTACTAACGGCCACCGGCCGCGAGCTGCGCGCCGAGCTGCTGCCGGCCGCCAGCTGGCGCCGAGCGCGCCATGTCATGCCGTGCCGGCCACCATGCCGGGGCCATCGGCCGCCATGCCGGGGCCATCGGCCGGGGCCGGCCAGCTGCCGGCCGCGAACCGGGGCCGGCTCGGGTTCGGCCGGTTCGGCCATTGGTTCGGAGCTGACCGAATTGACCCAAAGCCCGAGCGGATTTTTACGCGCAGCGCATGCGCGAGCCCCGGTTTACGGCCGTTTCTGCGCGCCATCGGTTTAGGTCACTTCGGCCATTTAGTCACTCCGGGAAAGTCGCGCCGGCGCGACGCCTAGGAAAACCCTACTGTAATTCTATACAGTATTTTCATTTTCTTTTAGTCCAAACAAATAAACGACCGAATTGACCGAACAAAGGCAAAAAAGCTAGTCGCGACGCGGCCTTGACTATGGGTCACGTCATCTCGCCGGCCGACCGAATCCCGACCGAAAACGGCCGCAATTGACCGAACACGCCGACGCAAAAAACCGTAAAAACAAATTGTCGTTTTTACGGTTTCCCGTTAAAATGAATTTCCGTTTTTTATTGGAGACCCAAATCATGCCCGCCAAATCCCTGATTCTCAAGCCGACGACCTTTGCCGACTTCGCTGCGCTCTATCGTTTTCTGCGCGCCGAACCGATGCGCAAGCTCTTATCGTCTGGTCAAGTCGAGACAATCGCTGACATTCTCGACGCCAGTCTGCCGGGCGACGTCGCTCTAGAGCAGCGCACGCCGAAGGGTGCCACTTATGTGCATCTCGACGGCGACTTTTTCGGCTCGGTCACTCAAGCCGGCCGATTTATCGCGCCAGCTGGCCCGGCCAAGATGGGCGCGCCAATGACGCGCCGACAAATCCCGACAAAAATCTAGGGGCTTGTAAAAGAATGTTTGACAATGGCCCGCGATTTTCCGACACTGTCTTTACCGCGCGCGATTGATGCGCGGCAACTAAACCGAAAAGGGGTAACGCAACATGACCAAATCAGAAAAACGCGAAGTGGCAAAGATCAAGCAATTTCACGCGGCCGGGCTCGGCGTCGACTTCGTGGCGTGCGCCATGTCAGCGCTGATTCGATCGGCGATGACGAACCGATCGAAGATCGAATTGTCCCGCGTCGCGGCCGATCTTGAGTGCCAGCGCCATCCTAAATTCATTGTCTGACAAGGGGCCCGGCCATGATCTATCACTACGAGACGACCCGGGCCGGCGCCGAACGCTACTTGGCGCGCGAGCTGCGCGCCGGCCGCCGGGGCTACATCCTAGAGCTTCACTCTGCCAATTTTGAAATTCGCACTTGGAGATAAACACCATGAGAATGCAACAAATCGCCGTCGCGGTTTTTAACGATCGCGCCACCGAAACCGCCCGCGCTGCCGCGCTGGCCGCCTTTGTCGCCGGCGCCGACTGGGGCGCGGCCGTGCACCGGCTGCTGCCGGTCGTCTGCGCCGAGCTGAAAAAACCGATTTACGCCGGCGTGCAATTCGACGCGCCGGCGTGGTCGGCCGCTGCCGAAGTGCTGGAGATGGAATACGCGCACGCGCTCGACGCGAAGCGCGAAGGGGCCAGCGCATGAGCTACCGCGTACACCTAAGCCCGAAATCGGCCAACGTGAAAACCGGCCCTATCCCCGTCTCGACGTCCGAGCGCGCGACGTGCCCGGCCGACTGCGCTATGCGCGCCGAATGCTACGCGGCCGCCGGGCCGCTCGCGCTGCACTGGGCGGCCGTCTCGACCGGCCAGCGCGGCCAGCTCTGGCCCGAATTCGTCGCGGCCGTGGCCGCGCTGCCGGCCGGCCAGCTCTGGCGCCACAATCAAGCCGGCGACTTACCCGGCGACGGCCAGACGGTCGACCCGGCCGCGCTCGGCCAGCTGGTGGCCGCAAACCGTGGCCGCCGGGGCTTCACTTACTCGCATTACCGCGACGCCGAGTCGCTGCGCTGGATTCGGGCGGCCAATGAATGGGGCTTTACCGTCAATCTATCGGCCAATGATCTGGCCGACGCCGACGCGCTCGCGGCCACCGGGGCCGGCCCG